GAGCTGCGACGGTAGTCGCAACACCGGGCTGTGTCGAGATCGGGTAAAACATCTGAATCTCGTTGTTGATCTTACCCTGGTAGTCAGCCTGAGTAACCTGACCACGGAATGAACGACCAATCATGGCACGAGCAATCGTGTCAACGTCGGGGTTCTGAGCAAAGAACTCTTGAGTGAGTCCGAGTGCGCCCATCTTGCGGAAGAACATACCAAGAGCGGTAGGGTTTTCCGTGACGAGGACAAGGTTGTTCCACACACGACGACGCGCGTGAGGACCATCAATCACCTCAGTGGTGATCTTCCACATATCGCGGCCACTTTGGGCTTTCTTATATGAGGCTTCTTTGATGGTGAGGTTGTAGTCTCCTACGGGAAGGGGCTCAAAGGATGTACCGCTCTCAGCGGCTTCCTTAATTATTTCTCCCCAGTTGATCTGTGTCACTTTATCTCCTTAGTAATCGGGTTTTGTTACTGGTCCGCACTCGGCTGAGTACGGGGTCCGAAAATCAAGTCTAGCATACGCTCGACGCCAAGGTCACCCTGTTCAACAATTGAACCGAGTCGGCCTTGTACGCGCTCGCCTGCTTCGAACTTTTCCGTGCGCTCAACGTACAGACGGCGAACCTTGTACGGTGGTTGCATGGGATCGGGATTCGGGAATGTCTCGTTAGACAGGTAACCAAGGATGTCGTAGAAATACGGTGCCTGAGTTTTGAGCTGTCCTTGGAGGTAAGGGTGCATGACACCTTCACGCTCCTGAGCCATTGCCGTGAGAACGACAGCCTCGAGAGGTGCCGTCGGGTGCGAGGTGAGGTCACGAACGTCGCGGAGGAATGCTCCCATACGACGCAGGATTTCGCCCCACTGTTGCATCTTGACCGCATCCTGTCCTGCAATGTCGGTCATGTACTTGTCCTGCAACTCCGAGATGGAGTCGATGATCAGGGACTTGAACTGGTGCTTACCAGCCTGAAGCCACTGATAGGCCTTGAGCACAACGTGGAGATCGCGAACGATCACAACGCAGGTGTCCCAAGTTCCGTCAGCTACTGGAGGTTCTTCCCGCATGGGGTCCCAGTACTTGACGTTGATGGGAAGGAAGCGGTGGCCGCCCTCCACATCGAGCATGAGACGAGGATAGGGTGCTGTGACGGCAAAAGTGGACTTACCCACCTTTGACGCGCCATAGATCATCATCGTCAAAGAGCGCTGAATTTCAGACACTATTCACTACCTTTCAGGTCGTCTTTTCCGTAATATGCATACGGGTCTGCAACTTCGTAGCCCATTTCCAAAGCTGACTCTGCGGCACTTCCATCATCGATGAGAGGGCAGATAGCAAAGAATTCGCACTTCCACTTGCAGTCCCGGTTCGGACGAGGATAAGCCACTGCAAAGTGACTTTCGCCATTGTCCAACGCATCTTTAGTCTTTATCAAGTCTGATACTACACCATGAAGTCGCTGCCAGAAGGCTCGCAACGTGTACACATTGTGTCGTACTTCGAACTGATCGTAGAACGGAGGCTTTGCAGCAGCAGTACGCTTTACCTTCTTAAGCAGGGTAAAGAGACCACCTTCGCTTCGTTCGTCCGTGTCTGTGTTTTGAGCATTTTCCAAGAGCATGTAGGTGAGGATTTGCTCATTCATGTGAGCAGTTTCACCGAACTGAGTAAACGACCCGCCCACCGTCTTGAAGTCGCGGAACATGCGAACACCGTCCGCCTTACGGCGAACTCGCATATCCAGCTTGCCCTGAAGTTCAACGCTACCGTCGAACATTGGCATGGTCAGGATTTCTTCCGTCGAGATGAACTCGAGGTCGGCGTCAATCCCTTCCTCCTCGACCCAGTCGAGGTACCCTTCGAGCATGATACGACCGAGGTCGGCTTCTGTCTCAAAGTCGCTTGTAAACTCCGTCTGAGCCTCGACAAGCTTACGCTCCTCTTGAACAAGGTTTGCGTAGATGTCAAGAAGCGGAGAGTCAGTCGAGTAGTACTGGTCCAATGCCTCGTGGACACGAGATCCAAGAGCCAAGGGGCCGCTGTACTTCTTCTGCTTTGGCTTCAAACGTCGGTAATAGGCCAGCCACCACTTACGGCGACAGTCCTTGTACGTCTGAATCTCCGAGTTGGAGAGCGTATAGATTCCTTCTGTCATTTGTTTGTTCCCTTACTTAGGTGGTGCCGGAACGAGTCGACGCTTTTCAGTGTCGAACTTCTTGGGGTGCTTCTTAAATGCCTTGCCATTTTGACGATCGTTGTTACGAACGCCAGAGGACTTTCCTCTTTTCCCAGCCACAGCTTTACCCTTCTTTGAGCATCTTGAGGAGTTGCTCCTTGTCCTTGACAATCTGTTCGAAATTGTCGGACTTTGATTCTAACACGTCAACTACGCGTTCCTGCACAGTTCCGCCAGTGACATAGTCAGTAATGATGATCGAGTCGTGAATCTCAGAGCCAATGCGGTGGACGCGGTCGTTGACCTGTCGATCGTCAACGAGTGACCACGGACGTTGCAGACGAATCAGGCGACGAGCTGCCGTCAGGGTGACCCCAACACCGCCTGCTTGCGCCGTGAAGAGGATCCACTTAGTGCGACCAGACTGGAAGTCGTCGATAGCGTACTGTCGCTCATCAGCGGTCTGAGCCCCTGTAATGAGGCCGTGAGCAATGCCCTCTTTGGTGAGGCGAGCACTCAGCAAGTAGATCAACTGACGAGACACAGCGGAAACCGCAACTGAATCGTCGCCGAAGTCAGCGTTCTTAATGTCGTCCATCAAGGCATCAATCGTGCACGACGGCTCGGAGAGAATCACGCGCTCCTCGCCCGAGGTCTCATCAATTTCTATTGTGGCGTACGCGCTCGAAAGTTGGAGGAGGCGCAGAGTCTGGGTCAGGACTGAGGGTGCTGTGACAATGCCACCGTCCTCAATCTCAGCAATCATTTGCTCTTTCATATCCTTGTAAGCTTTCTTTTGCTTGGCCGACATCTCGACATCGCGACGATCGACAATGACTTCAGGAAGCCACGGAAGCACAACCTGCTTGAGCATACGACGCATGCGGGGGTTGATTGAGGCGTAGAACTCGTCCTCCATCTGAGGCTTGACACCGAGAACCATCATCCCGCCGAAAGCATTGAACATGGTATCGACCATTCGGTCAATCCAGCGAGTACGGCTTGGGAATTCAGTTGGGGCAAGCCAGTGGTAGATCGGCCACAGGTCGACAACATCTTTAGCAATTGGAGTTCCGGTAAGTGCAAATCGAATGTCTGCGTTGCCCGACGCCGACCAGAGGGCGCGAGTCTGCTTGGACTTTGGGTCTTTGGATCGATGGATTTCATCCGCGACCACCGCCTTGAAGTCAATAGAGTTGAGCTCGCGTGGGTGAACCTCACAACGGCTTTCGGTCATAGAGCCGTTCTCTCCGCCACACGCCTTACAGCGAGCCAGCGAGACCGAGCCATAGGGAGCCAAGCGCGAGTGTGTACGGAGGCTTTCCCAGTTAATGACATAGACCTGAGCAGGCTCTTCAAACTGCTTGCGACGTTGAACGGCGGTACCACCAATGACGGTAACGTCGACACCTGGCCACCACCGATCAAACTCGCGTTCCCAGTTCTTTTTCAGAGTGTTAGGGCAGACAATTAGGGCAGGAAAAACATCCTCCCCCTGATCGTGAAGTTTCTTGATAGCTCGAATCGCCTGTGCAGTCTTACCAAGCCCAGGCTCATCAGCCAACAACGCCTGACGTGCTGTAACCAAAAATTCGACACCAGCTCGCTGGTGAGGGAACAGGTCCGCGTCCCCCTCGTCAGAGACGGTAACTTCGCGCAGTGCGTTAGCAGGGTCGATACGATTAGTTCGCTCATCCGTTGCCCACTGAGCCAGCCCCGGACCAATTGCAAGGGCGTCTCGGAACGTAGAGCGCAGGGCGAGACAGCCAGACCACGACACAGGCATACGCCACACATCGCTCTTGGAGTCCCATGTCGCACCAGGAATCGTCTTACACAGCTCCTTGAAACGCCACTCGGCACTAATAAGGATTTGTGTGCGTTCCTCGTTCAGTTCGACATTAATCGTCATTCGTCATTTCCTTTTCTGAGTAGTGGTAAAAAATTCCACTTCTCCTGTTGTACCACATAAAGTAGCGCATGTCGAATTGCATCGAGGGCGTGCCCAGCACCTCCTCGGTACCAGTAGCCCATGGTCTTAATCTTGGCATTAGGGAACATGCTCATGGCATTCGCGGGGAGTTGGTACTTCAGCTCCTCGGGGTTGCGGCCATAGTACATCATAACCGCTTTGAGGACACCGATGCACTCAAGGCTATACGGAGCCTGAGACTTCTTAGCCGTCTGCACATTGATTGTAAATTTCTCGCAGACAATTTCAAGGTCGTCCCCGTACCTTGCAAACAACTCGCGAAGCTTGTCATAGTAGTCGATCATCTCGAGCTCGTCAGCCCAAATTAGATGTGGATCGGATCCTTTTCCAAAGGAAGCGAGCGCCATGCCCGTAACTTTTCCGGGGTCTACAGCCAACACAAATTTAGGCATCGTACTTCTGTCCCCAGTTCTCGAAAGGCCCGTCTACACCCGCAGTGAGAGGAATGTCCCAGCCCTCGGTTGTTGTCATGCAGGCTTGCACAACACGCTTGATTTCTTCGGCGTTCTCGCGAGGAGCCTGAAGAACAATTTCGTCGTGCACTGGAACAATAAGGAGTTCCGTAAGGTCAGCCTGATCGAGTCGAATCAAGTTCTGCTTAAAGACTTCTGCTGCCGTCCCTTGAATAAGGTAGTTGGTCAGCGAATAAACTCGATCGTCGTCACAAGGAAGTCGGCGTCCGGTACGAGTCATAACATACCCCTTGCCCTCATCACGGACGCGACGCATCCCAAAGTCTTCAATACGCTTTTGGAACATTTTGACACCAGGGTAGTTACCGTCGAAGGCCTCAACGACCTCGCGCATGACGTCGGTTTGAACACCTGCGGTTAGAGCCATCTTGTCCACACCAGCACCGTAGAGCTTGCCATAGACGACACCCTTGATAAGTTTACGGCGAGGGTCTGCCTTAGTGAGCGTGTTATCACGGTAAACCTGCTGCATAATCGAGGTAAACACGTCACCGCCAGTAGCATCGGCATCGTGGAACAGCTTGATGAGGGCTGGGTCTTCGCTGTAGTTGGCGGTAAGGCGGAACTCAACTTGATCAAGGTCGGAAGAGATAATGACGTGGTTCTCATCCTTCGGGATGAACGCACGACGAACCGTAGCATCGCCAGACGGAAGAGTCTGCAAAGCAGGGTCTGTAATCGACATACGGCCAGTACGAGCACCCATTGTTTTAACGGAGGGGTGGACAAACCCATCGACATTGTCGTTGATAAAGTTAAGGAAGTAGGAACTTGCCAACTTGTCAGCCTTGCGCTGTTTGAGTACCGCATCGGCCAATTGCTTAACTTCAGCGTTACCGTCACGGACCAGCATGGCAAGTTGATCCTTGCTGACGGACTTATTGCCAGACGGAGTGGTCTCCGTGATGTCAGCACCCATCCATTCAAATGCGCGCACGAGTTGCATGTTACTCGTAATTGACACACCACCATAGGCTTGTTTTGCCCACTGCTTGACGGAGTCAGAGTAGTTCATGAGTTCGTCGTACTTGCTCTTGGAGTACTCAAGGTTGACGCGAGCACCATTAATTTCCATGCGCGTGACAATTTTGCGCGTCGCCATCTCGAGTTCGTAAGGAATGCTGTATGGCTTTCCCGGACCGCATAGTTCGTAGAACTGCTCAAAGAGGCGCATTGTGAGTACGGTATCGAGAGCGCCGTATGCCCAGTACGGCTCAAACGTGACGGGAACAGTCCCCCACGTCCAGCCGTTATCCATGAATTGACGATCGAGCGTGTCCTGCAAGGCAACTGAGCGGCCATCAACATATCGAGCCGCAAGGCGCTTGAGCGCACCTGTTCCGAGAGGATCAATGATTTGAGCCATAATCATGGTGTCGTGGGCTTGGTGCCACGGAAGTTCCCAGCGCGACTTGACCGAAAACCAGCGAGCCTCGAACGCAATGTTGTGGCAAACGATGGGTCCGTCGTAGTTTTCCATACCCTGATAGAAGACACCAGCCCATTCTTCCCACGGGATCGCCCAGCCTTGCTGTGCATCTCCTACCTGAACGAGGCGAATGTTTCCGTGCCACGGGGACAACGCATCGTTGCGGTGCCCACCTGGCTTCTCGCCCGTTTCAATATCAATGGCAATAGCGTTCATCGGTCGGCGCTCGCCAAGCCACGAGAGAAACTGTTCTGCCTTTTCGACAGTGTCTACCAAGTGAAGCTTGACGTTAGAGAGGCCGTTCTCCGCTGGGGTCGTCGTCATCTAGTAAATCTCCTTCGTCGTTGTCGTCGTCTAAATCTTCTAGGTCTTCAGTGTACTCGGTATCTACGTCCGACACAAGCGGACGGTCCATCATCTGATCGTACAAGATGTGACCAATAATTTCGTTAGAGTCCTTGGATGAAAACCCTTGACGTTGTAATTCTTGGTGAAGCTCATGCATTTCAACCAGCAACATTTGCAGGGGGCTGTGTTGAAAGTCTGGGTTTATCACGGGATGCGCTCTATTCTGTAGATAGATTCTATACGAGAGTCGTTGTGTGATGCCGACTCAAGCAGTCGCTGGGCGACCTTAGTCAGATATCGCGCACCTCCTTCATCATACTTGTAGAGAGCCTCGAGAACCGCCTGCGGCTCGTCACTAACTTGCGCCCAGTATCGGTTTTTTTCTGGAAAGACCAGCTGAGCCTCAGCACTCGGAAGACACTCAGGACATTCAAGTGAGTCAATATCAATGTCATTCCACTCAACCTCGGTCAGCCCGTAGCGAGAAACCAAGGCACATGAAGCTGTATGATAAACCTTTGATCGACCAATGCGCGAGAGAACGTACGCACCGCTCTCGGTCTGATACAGCTTAAACTCGATCCACCGGATAGAGTCACCACGCCGAGAAGTAGATTCCCCAAGAAGACGCCCCTCGAACTCGAGGGTACGCGGGCCGTCTTTTACGTAGTACATTGTTCCTCTATTCTATCATTTTTATAAAACAACAGTGTGAGTATCAAT